TGAAATGCGCGCGGCCCTGGTGCTGCACGTAGATGTCGGGAATGCCGGCGAGCACGCCGCGCTTGGTGCGGAGCCCCGGTGTCTTGCCGCCGTAATTGGCAATATCGACACTCCACCAGACGGTGCCGCCGCGCGAAGCCTTGCCGGGCGGCGCAAGCTCGATGGCGAGCACCTGCGCGACTTGCTGGTGCAAGGCGGATTCGGGGATTCGTGGCGGGGTGAGCCGGAAGCGGCGCGATGCCATGTCACGTGCGCTTGCGACGCTTCGGCTTGGCCTTTTCCTCGGCGAGCGCGGCCAGCGATACGCGGATGCGCCGGCCCTTCGCCAGCTTCACCACCTCGGGCCAGTAGATTGCGGGGATGCCGGAGGCTTGCCACCGCCACACGGTGGCCGGGTTTAGCCCGAGCCGATCGGCTAGGGCACTGTAGCCGCCAAGCCGGTCGATGACCTCAGCGTGCAATCCCATGATGGAAAGTCTTTTGCACTTTCTGCAAATGACTAGCCATTAGTTTATTTGGCGGATTGTCGCCTTTTATGGCATGCGCATTGCGATACCGGCCGGGTATATGCAACAAGCGTATCTGTGTCCCACGTCCGCTTTCCGGGTGGGTGCATAAACTGTCGCGAAGTGATGAAATGGAAGCGCAAAAGGATCAAGGAGCAGAGGGGGAAAACCCCGATGCTGCGGAGGAAATAAAGCGAGAAAGCCCCGAAATCGCCGAAGCGCGCGCCGAAGCGGCGGGCGAAGTCGGCGAGCGGCTTCGCTGGATCAGGGAGGCTTTTGAGGCGAGGGAGCCAAGGCGACACTCATTGTCGCAATGGGCCCAATCCTTGCAGGCCAGCCATGCTCTCACGGATTGAGAATGGTAAAACTCAGCCGCCATTGCATATTTTACAACGGATTATTTATTATTCTGGGGTCTCCCCCGGTTTCGTCCTGTTTGGGGTGATTGGTGACGGCTATATGGATCAATGGCTAACCCAATACCTCTTGCAGACACACAGCGACTCACTGGTTGAATTCGCCAAATTCCGCGCGGATCGCGCCATGACTCAGCGATCAGTTGGAGCACTGGAGGCACGGAAACCCCGGACGGGTCGCCCTCGTCGCCGGCATCTTGCTCCCTGAAACCCCCCGGCTTCATGGGTATGACAATCGCCCAAGTTTTCTAATTGAGTCAAGCTTGCGGTATGTGAATCTAGACATGCGCAGTATCCCGTTGAAAATATAACGATTCTCAATTAAAGAGATTGCACTTTCCGAAAGCCTATTGCAGAAAGTGCAAAAGCGTGTGCTAGTTGGTCGCCTCCACCAAGGGAGGCCAGCATGCGTGAGAGCACCGCCCCATCCCCGAGCAGCGTTGAGCGCTGCATTTCCGCGATGCAAGCGGCGAGGGATGCTTTCAAATCCGATGACGAATTGGCCACCGATGAGGCGGTGCTAGCGCGCGCCTTTGAGGTCGAGCCTATGATGATGCACCCCGATGTCATGCTTCGGCGGATGGTGGAGGCCATCAAATTCGCCGAGGCGCGGGCCGGGGAAGCCAAGCGCTTCGCCAATATTATGAAGGCGCGGGCCGATCGTTATGAGGCACGCGAAGGCGTGCTGCGGCACACGCTGCTCGACATGATGATGGCGCTAGAGCGCGACAATTTCGCCGGCTCGCCGTATGGCACCGCCTCGGTGCGCGCCGGCCAGCGCTCGGCTTTGATTTTGGATGAAGCCGAGATTCCAGACGAATATTTCCGCGTCAAGCGCACGTTAGACAAGCGTGAATTATTGGACGATCTCAGACAGGGCGTGGTGGTGCCGGGCGCCGTTCTGTCGAATGCGGCCCCGACGCTGGTGATCACGAGCGGCGCGCGCACCATGCCCGCAGCCGGCGCCGAGGAAGCTGCAGAATGAATCAGCGCACCCAAGCGGTGGCGCTGCGCTTGTCGCCGCCACCGGGCTTTAGCGGCACACCTACGCAATGGCGCGTGCTCACCGAAAGCATATGGCCGGCTGCGAAGTCGGCCGATTCAATCATGCTCGCGCTTGGCTATTGCGCGGCCCGCAAGCTGGATCCGATGCGCCGCCCGGTGCACATCGTGCCGGTGTGGAATTCCACGCTGAATCGCACCGTCGAAACCGTGTGGCCGGGCATCAATGAATTGCTCACCACGGCGGCCCGATCCAAGCAATTCGCCGGGGTGGATCCGCCCGAATGGGGGCCGGATCAGACGCGCGAATTCCACGGCGAGGGCGCGCTGACGCTGCGCTTCCCCGAGTGGTGCTTGGTGCGTGTGTGGCGCCATGTGGCCGAGGGCCGCTTTGCCTTTTCCGTGCCGGTTTATTGGCTGGAATCCTACGCCCGCGCCAAGCACACCAGCGAAGCGCCTAATGCCATGTGGGCAAAGCGCGCTTATGGGCAATTGCATAAATGCGCGCTGGCCGCATCGCTGCGGCTCGCCTTCCCCGAGGATTTGGGCGCGGATTATGCGGCCGAGGAAATGGAAGGCCAGACGGTGCGCGAGGGCGGCGTGATCATTGACGGCGAGCCCGAGCCGCACACCAAGGAAGCGCCGCCCGGCCACCCACTCGATGAGCGGAATGGCACGCAATGGGTTAAAAATCTGCGGCAAGCGCTCGATGCAGCGCCCTCGCTCGATGCGGTCCAGACGATCGCCAATCACCCCTCGGTGGATCGCAATTTGGACGAAAAGAGCGCGGCGCCCCCGATGGTGCGTGAGAGCATCCGCAAGATGATTTTTGACGCACAAGCGCGCTTTGAGCCCGCCGAGGCAAAGGGCGATGCGGAAGCGCTGTTATTCGCCGAAATCGACGCGATGGATTTTGTGGCGCTAGAGCGCTTGCCCACTAACGCCGAATGGCGCGCGAAAATTCGCGATACGGTGGGCGAGTTTCCACCCGATCAAGAGCGGATTTGGGAATACGCCGAGGCACGCCGCAATCAATTGCGTGGAGGGAGGGCCGAGCCGTGATCGATGATGGCAAGCTGCTAACGGCCGAGGAAATCGGCGCCATGATCGGCCGCAGCCCCGCCACAATCACGCGGTGGGCGCGCGATAGTTTCCAGGGCTTCCCGCAGCCGATCTTTCGTGAGGGAGTGGCGCGGCAAGCGTGGCGCGCAAAGGACTATCTCGCATGGCTTGATGGGCGCGCAGCCAAGGCAAGGCAGGAAGCCGAGGCGAAAGCCCGGCGCCGCAAGCTTGGCCGGCGCCATCATGTCTGATTTGTTGCCCATCACGCTGGCCGACATGATCGCCGAGTGCGAGCGCGAATTGGCCATGCGCGCGGTGTGGTATCCGAAATGGAAGGCCACCGCCTCGGCCGAGCGCAAGCGCTCGATGGATTATCAAACGGCCGTGCTGCTGGCCATTCTCAAAAAATTGGAGAACGAACGTGATGCTCGTGTGGATCACTGACACCCGCCGCAACGATGGGCTCACCATTCAAAAGGCGGGGGTGGACAAGTGGACGATCCACAATGGCAGCGAGACTATCACGCTTTGCCCGTGCTGCGATCGGCCGATGAAAACGCTGCGGGCCGCCAAGCTGGTGGCCGATGCGGTTTTTCCCAATCCGCGCGAGGCACTGAAATGAAGCGTGAGGTTTGGGAGCCCGAATATACCAAGGCCGACTTTGGCCTTGGCGCCATTCAACGGATGCTTAACGAATTCGGCGCCCGGCTCGGCGAGTGTCCTTGCAACGGTTGGGTGGGCAGTGACGAAAGCGGCGCCTTCGTTGTGATTGTCACAATCGACAAGGGCGAGCCCGTGGCCATGACGGTGCATGAGGCGCGATCGGTCGCGCGGGCGATCATGGAAACTGCGCGGGAAGCGGCCAATACGCGCGCCCCCACCCCCGCCTTAGCCCAAACATGCGCGGTGATTATCGGCTTCGCGTGCTTCCTCGCCGAGATTGCCCACGATGCCGAAGCCGCCGCCAAGCAGCCCCGCCATTGACGTGCGCACGCTGGCCAAGGCGGCCGGTGCGGCGCAGCGCGTGAGTGGCGAGGTGGCCGCCCTGGTGCACCTCACCGATGCGCTCGGGCTGCCGATCGGCCGGCAGGGCCGCGCCGTCATGGAGGAATTGGATCTACTGCGGCACTTCATACGCGAGGCCACGCTTGCCTCGGTGATCCACGCCGCGCCCGAGCAGCCCACCGCGCCGGCTGCGGAAGCCCTACAAAGGCAGCGCACGCGAAAGGCTACTGATACGGCCGGCAAACTTTCAAAGGCCAGGGCGCTTACCAGGCGGCCGAAGGGGGCGAAGAAATGACGCCGCGTCGCCCCGCCCCGCTCCACTCCGCAGCGCCACGCTCCACTCCGCTACGCGACGCAACACAACGCAACGCTTTGAAGGATTCCGCCATGACGCCCGATCCCCCGCTTTTTCTGCTCTACATCCGCGAGCGCGGCGAGCGCACCTTGGTGGTGTGCACCGACACCCCGGCCGAGGAATCGGCCGGCGCGATCGTCCGCGCATGCCCACCGCTTCCAAAAATAACCGTGCACCCCGTGCATTCGTGGGGTGAGCGGATTCCCAAATGACGGCGCAGCGCAACACACCTCCCCACCTGTCGCCGCTGCGCATCGCCTCGCCACACTCCACAACACAACGCAACGCACCGAATGGTCGGCGCGTATTTTGGAGGCTAAGCCCATGTCTGAGAAACGCCGAGTTATCGTGAGGCGCCCATTCCCGCCCTTTTTTGTGGAGGGCGTTCCGACAATGGAGTGCTTTATAACAGTCGCCGAGGCAGAAAAAGCAATGACGGATGCTTCCAAGCGCCTAGAAGAAATCATCAAAGAGCACGGCAAAGCCGCAAAAAGGGAGGATTGATCATGAAAATCTGCCGCGCACACATAGAGGGAATCCCCGGCTCGCCCTATTCCCAATCGGCGATGCTCGATGAGCCGAAGCTAGATCGGGAAAGCGCCGAGGATTATGACATTCGCAATTGGCGCTTGCACTGCACCGTCAATGAGGCCGGCCAAGTGTGCATCCCCGCGATGGCGCTAAAGCAATGCGTGGATTTGGCCGCGCAAAAGCTCGGCGAGAAAGTGCCGGGCCGCCGAGGCGCCACCTACAAGACATTTTTCCTTTCCGGCTTCGTGTGTGACGGTGACGTGCCGATCGCCAATGGCAAAGCGCACACCCGCGATACCGCCGCGCTGGTGCAGATTTGGGCGAATGCCGATGGGGTGCGCGGCTCGGGCAAGCGGGTGCGGCGCCGCTTCCCGTCTTTCCCGGTGTGGCATGCTGTCGCCCAATTCACGATCATTGATGACATCATCACCCCTGACATTTTCACGAGCCACCTAAAATCGGCTGGCATGATCGTGGGAATTGGCCGCTTCCGTGTGAGCAATGGAGGCACAAACGGGCGCTTCCGCGTCGTAAAAACGGAATGGCAAGACTTGAACCTGTAGCAGCGCAGCGCGCCGAAGTGCCACGCAGTGCTCCTCACCGCTCCGCATCTCGGCGCATCGCCCCACCGCGTGCCACATCGCAGCGCTACGCAACGCTCCGCATCGCGCCACGTCGCAGCGCCTCGCCCCGCAGCGCAACGCAGTGCGGCGCGTCGCAGTGCGCCACCGCGCCGCGCAACGCATCGCATCGGCTCGGGGGGCTTCGGCCCCCCGCCACCCGAGATTGCCTTTCCGTCGCCTCGCCCCTCGGCGCCCCTCGCCACGGCTCGGTGTGTCGCGACGCGACGCGACTCATCGCACCGCCGCTCTGCGCTCCGCGGCGCGTCGCAGTGCGCCACCGCGCCGCGCAACGCGGCACGGCTTGGCGCTCCACGCCGCCCCGCAACACAGTGCGTCACGACTCAACGCAACGGGCTGCCAAGATTGCTTGCCGTCGCGCCACTCCGCAGCACCGCGCGGCGCAGTGCGCCACCTCGCTCCGCAACGCCCCGCAGCACCCCACTGCGCGACGCCACGCCGCGCTGCACTCCGCGCCATTACGCAGCGCTCCACAGCACATCGCAACGCTTTGAAAGGAAAGATCACATGCGCCGGCCCTTTGAACGATCCGAAATCACCAAAGCCTTGGTGCGCTATCTCGCCCCCCACGACAAAGGGGCGCGCGTCACCTATCGCGAATTGTCGGAAATCGCCGGCATGGTGGTGGACGCACGCACCAGCTTTTTGACTTCGGCCCGGCGCGTCCTAGAGCGCGAGCATGCGCAAGTGTGGGTGTGCATCGCCCCCAACGTGTGCATCGTCAGGCTCAATGATCCTGAGATCGTGGATCGCCAACGCAATTGGTATCTTTTCGGCGCCCGCAACAAGCTGGCCGCCAGCGCCCGGCAAGCTGACGTGGTGGAGCTAGAGCGGCTGAATATCCAGCAACAAGCCCGCTTTGCCACCGACTCGATTATCAGGGAAATCGCCCGCGATGCGCTCGCCCGCACCACCGCCCGACGCATCGAGAAAGTGGCGCGCGGATCGTCCAATGACTTGCCGGCATTCAATGCCGTCGATTGGATGATCAGCCTATCCCCTAAGCGCGCGCCGAAATGACATCGCCTCGGCGCGGCGCAACACCCCGCGTCGCTTCGCGGCTCGCCGCCGCGCACCGCAGCACATCACCCCGCAGCGCTCCGCAACGGGCCACCGGAATTGCATTCCGCCGCTCCGCGCCACCCCGCAGCCCTACGCGCCGCCACGCAGCGCAGCGCCCTACTGCGCTGCACCTCTCCACGCTTCGTGGCGCCTCGCACCACCCGGCCACACCACGCAACGCACCGGGCTCGCCCGGCCAATGAATACCGCCGCAGCGCTGCACCCGGCCGCGCAGCGCATCGCTACGCTGCGCCCCGCAATGCTCCACTGCACCCCGCACCGCATCGCAACGCCGCACCACGCAACGCAACGAAGGATCGCCACCCATGAGCACCGGGGAATTTTCCGTCTATCAGTTTTTCCCCGATGAATCTTACGAGCGGGTGGCCAAGTGGATGGGGGGCGAGGAAGCGGTAACGCTAGCCCGCCAGCTAACCCAATCGCTCGGGGCCAGGATCGGCACCACGCGCCGCGTAATCATCACCGATGGGTTAGACTCGACCGTCTTTGAGTGGCGCCACGGCGAGGGGGTGACATGGCCCCCCGAAGCCCGAGGCAAGAGTTAGCGCCGCCGCGCTCCACGGCGCTGCGCTCCGCATCGCACCACCACGCACCGCATCGCAACGCACCGGACTCGCCCTGATGGTAACTAAGAAATGGACGCGCCCCGACATGGCCCCCGAGCGAGCCGGCGAGGGCGGCCACCCCTTGCGCGCCTTCCACCCCTTGTCGTGGGGGCTGATCACCGCCCCGCTTTGGTATCAGTGCGAGGGCTGCGCCATCCCCGTGCACCGGCCGGTGGGGCTGCTCGATGCCCGGCCACCCCCCGATCAATTCTGCAGCCGTGAGCCGGGCCATGCTTGCCGGTGCGGGTAGCCTTGCGCAAAGTGGTGAGTCAAGTGGTGAGGCGCCGGCGCCGAGGCCGAGAAAAGGTAAGAAAATCAATCGCTTCTAGTCAGAGAACGGATCCCGCACCATGATGTCCCGTTGCACAATTTGACGCGATCGACATCGCTAAGTCCTTGATTTTCACCACTAGCGTGGGCAATGGTTTTTGCACTTAGTGCAACACGGCTCACCGCAGCGCAGCCAAAGTGGTGACTCAAGTGGTGACTCGCGCACTAGGTCCGCGCCTCGAGGTGCGAGGCAAAAATGGGGCGGCCCTACCGCCTGGTAGAAGCCGCCCGTAAGGAAGCAAAGTGATGGACGCTAAAGATACCGCCTCCACGGGCGGCCGGCAACGCAAGCCGCTCACCGATCGGCAAGTTGATGCTGCCAAGCCGAAGGCCGAAGCCTACCGCCTCAGCGATGGCGCCGGGCTATTCCTGATCGTCGGCCCGAGCGGGTCGAAGGTCTGGCGCACAATCTACGCCCGCAACGGCCGGCGCTCGCTTATGAAGCTGGGGGAGTATCCCGCGATGGGGCTGGCCGAGGCGCGACTAGCTAGGCAGCAAATCCGGGTGGACGTGGCCGAGGGTGGAGATCCGGCCGTGGATCGTGAGGTGGCCCGTGCCGAGGCAGCCGTGGCCGCCGATCGCACGGTGGAGGTGGTGGTGCGCGAGTGGCACGCCGCCAATCTGAGCCGGTGGAAGGGGCCATATGCCGAGGCAATGTTGGCCCGGTTTGAACTGCACGTATTCCCGGCGATCGGCCAATTGCCCATCGCTAAGGTGCACCGCCAGCATATCATCAAGCTGCTAGAGACGTGCCGCGATCGGCTCGGCCCCAATAAGCAGGGCGGCCCGAGCATGGCCGACAGTGTGCGCAAGCACCTGGATACTTTTTTCGTGGATATGCTCGATGCCAATGTAGTGGAACGAAACCCGGCCGAGCGGCTGGCAAAAAAGACACCCGTTGCGCCCGAGCCCCAAGCGGCGCTCACCGATTTGGAGGGGGTGCGCGGCGTGCTCGCCACCGTCGAATCTTCCGGCTGCGGTATCCCCATTAAATTGTTGCACCGTTTTATCGCGCTCACCGGGGTGAGGTTAGCCGAGGCTAGCGGGGCCGAATGGGGCGAGTTCACGGTGCCCGGCGAGTGGTGCATTCCCGCCGAGCGCATGAAGGGCCGCAAGGGCCGAGAGCAGCCGCACACGGTGCTCCTAAGCTGGCAAGCGGCCGAGGTGGTGGAGGTAATGCGGGCGTTGGCCCCCGAGGGCGCGCGGTGGGTATTCCCCACCGATGGGCTACGCGAGCACCGGCCCCTCTATCCTAACTCAGTGTCGCAAGTGCTGCGCCGCTTGCTCGGCGCCAAGGTGCACACCGTCCACGGCTGGCGCGCGTCCATGCGCACCGTGTTGCACCGTCTGCACGACACCGAGCGCGACATGCTAGAGCGCATGCTTTCGCACGTTGTCGGCACCAAGCTAGAGCGGACATACAACCGCACAATGAGCGCTGATTTTGAAAAGCGCTTGCGCGCCCTTTGGGCCGAGTGGGCCGATCTGCTGCTAGTGGGCGCACCGAGCCCGTGGGCCATCGCCGGGCTTGCTGAGCCCAACGTAGTGCAGATGAGGGCCGCAGCATGAAGCGGATCGCAATCCTTGCGGCGGCCGGAGTGGCGTTTGCCACCTCGGCCCTCGCCCAAATCGAGCAGACACCACAAGGCGGGGCGGTGCATTGCCGGGGTGGCTACTATGTGCGCCGGCTTAACGGTGACTTGATCATTGTGTGCCCGCAAATCTTGACACCCGAGCAGCAACGGAAAGCCCAAGAAGATGAGCGCCGGGCTAAGGAAAATTGGGAGCGCCTATATGCACCACCGCCGTGCGATCAGCCGCACACTGGGCCGCTTTGCACTGGCACACCAGGAACGGGGGCTTTTCGGTAATGGCATGGAGGATCGCCTATAGCCCGTGCATTTGTTGCGGGATTTTCTTTTCCTACAATCCAGATCGGGTGCCTTCCACGCGCGCCATTACCGGCGACCGTGAGCCCGTCTGCGAAACCTGCATGCACCGGATAAACGAGCGGCGCCGAGCTAGTGGCGCCGAGCCCTTCGCAATCTTGCCCGGCGCCTATGAGCCGGGCGAAGTAGACTAGCTAGAGGGGGCGCTTCGGCGCCCCTTTTCTTTTGCCCTACGCGCGCCGTGGGCGGCTTTTAGCGGTGGTGGGGTGGTGGTGGTGCGGGCGGTGCGGGCGCCGCATCGAGCGCCTTCCCTAGCCGGCCAGTGTCGCAGTCAAACGTGATTGAGCCCACCACGATGAAAGCGCTGCACGGTGGCATGCGGCCGAGGTCGCAGCCGGCGAGGGCGAGGGCGAGCAGCAAGCGGATCAGCGAGGGCGTGGCGCACACTCAAACATATTGACCGCCGCTACTCGTGTTGCCCGCCGTGTTGCCGGGAAAATAATTAGGACCGTTGCCGCCTGTTTGGATCACGCCATTAGTTGACGCAGCGTATCGCTGGCCAGTCGCGCCGCCTGTGAATGTCATTGATGGCGCACCGAGAACGGCATTCTGCGCCACTGCTGCGAATGCACTGGAAAAATTCGGCGTTCCGACAAGCGTGACATTCGCGCCGGCAACGTCGATGACCGAATTATCAGACGATAAGACATGCCACGGAGCGCCGCCGTTGATTGTGTATGCGGTTCCGATCCCGCCCCAGAGCGAGATCATCCCCGCCCATTCGGCGTAAATGTGCGCCTGTTGGCACGCGCCAAAATGTATGTTTTTGAAAAAGATCGCGCCGTTCCACACCAGCAATCCCGCCCCTCCAGGCGTATACAAGCCGCTGCTGCCGGTCGCAGTAACGGTGATGCTATCGAGATAAAGAAATGCGCCGAGGTTTGCCGCGATTGCCGGAGAGTTGGATCCGTTTATGACGACCTGTGACGGATCGGAGGTATTCCCCAAGAACGAAATAGTGCCATTCTGGACCGAGCCGGTGACATACAGATTTGTATAGGTGCCGTTAGCAAGCTGCACCGTCGCCGAATATCCCGCCAAGTCGTAATACTCAATGATCGTGCGGTAAGCGTATGACGGATCGGCCCAGGCGGTTGCCGGTGTTAATCCGTTGTTTGAGTTATTGCCGGTCGGCGAGACGTAGAATGTCTGATTCGCAGTCAAGCGGGTCCTGGTTAGCTTGGCAATCGCCTGTAGTAATTGCGTGCGGTCGGTTTTTGACAGGGTGAGCCCGGCGCTTTCGACGACGTGCGCAATTTCCTCTTGCACGGCGTTTGCCCAATCGACGGTGACAATGGTCGCTTGCTGTCCTGTCGTCGGTTGCGCGCCCTGGAAATAGCCGGGCGTTCCCTGTGGGCCGGGCGTCGGCACTGCCGGCCCGGCAGACGGATCATCGACGCGATGCATTTTCGTTTTCCTTTTTAGGGTTCTGCCGAAGCAAAGAAATACCCGTAGATATTCACTTGATTCGCTGTCGGGTTATTGATGCTGAATTGAAAGCCGATACTGCCGTTGGCAGCGATGCCGCCCGTCGCGCCGACTTGTCCAGACCATGTTATATAGAAATTGCTAGGCGTGCCGCGCATTGCGACCGGATACATCATGTCAATTGCCGCGCCTTGGCCAATCGTGCAGTAGCCCAGCCATTGGAGCCATACTAATTGATAGCACCGCTGCGCTCGCAACATCTCTTGTTGCGGCGAGATTTTCTCTAGCTGCGTCGCTTGCGTGCCGATCTCCGCTTGCACGCCCCAAATCCATGTTGTGCCTGATTGATAGCCGACACCGCCCGACCGCGCGTTGTAGTTGCTGCCCGCTGACATCCAGAAATTTAATTCTGTAGTGTCGTCTTGATTGCTGCCAATCGTCTTGCCAGCGATTGAAGGCACCGCAAACGTGAGACTATATCGCTGCATCGTCGTGGAGAGCGTCACGACTTGCCCGTTGCCGGTCGCTTGCGCGGATGGCGAATTGCTGCCCGTTCCGAAATTCTGGTCGAGCGATACGCCGAGACGGATCGCGTTGCTAACGGCGCGTGCCCAGAAAGAAACCGTCACGGTTTTGTTGGCGGTGCGTGTCACGCCGTCGATAAACTGCACCAGTGCCACATACGACGGCGGCGACGGATCACCACCAAATTGGAAAGAAAGCAGTGAGCGACACTGCTCGTCGCCGATTGCAGTGCGATCCGCATCGCTCGCCGCCACTATATTGACGTTGAACGTATTCACTGTGTTGAGGCAAATGGCTTTCCACCGATCCGCCGTATACGCCTGCGCGGCAGTTGTCCAAGGACCTTGCCCGCGCTGTGTAATTATCATCATGGAATTGTCGATTAGATTGCGCCCAGCGTTGTCGCCCATTTGCGCCAGCGTCGGGACCTGGACCCACGACGCATTGAGCCGCGCATAAGTATTGCCATTGCTTGGCGCTTCGGGGATGCCGCCCGCAACGGCGTGCGCGTTGAAATAGTTTAGCGTGACCGGATTAAGCGGTGAGGTTGGATCGCCGGAGAGCGAAAGCGCGCCCGTCATCGTGCCGCCTGACAGGCTTAAAAACGGCGCATTGTTCGTCGCTTGTTGCAGCGCCGTTATTTCCGCCGCCGCTTCGGCGAAGTTCGCCCGCACTGATGCGGTTGTCGGCGAACCCTCAACAGGAATTGTTGGGTCGATGTTTGAGGTCATCTCAATACTCTGCCGATGCGGTCCAGATGTAATTAAAATTTACAATCCCTAGGGCCGTAGAGGTCACGCCGACCACGAATGTCACGGGATTTGTCGAGATGCCGTTGACCGCCGACCATCCGCCGCCGCCGCTCGGAGTAATCGCCGCATTTGGCGCGGCCCGCATCGGTGTAAGAGCAAATGGAATGTAGGCGGTATAAGTGCCCGCAGGCAGATAACCGCCCCATGTGCCGTTGCCGGTTTGATACATGCGCATACACCGCATCATCTCTTGCGACGGCGGGATTTTTTCTAGCTGCGTTGCTTGCGTGCCGAATTCTGCTTGGATTCCCCAAATGGAGATTGTCCCGGATTGCACGCCAATATTGCCAGCCGCCGCATTGTCATTCGCGCCGCTGCTATAAAAGAAACAGATTTGCGTATAGTCGTCGCCATTCGTGCCAAGCGTCATCCCGCTTGCGCTCGGCAATGTGATCGTCGTGCTATAGCGCGCCCAGCTTGTCGTTAACTGCACGGCGTTGCCCGTAGTCTGCGCCCAGATATTCGTTGACGGCGATCCGCCAGTGCCAAACATCTGCGCCGCATTCACGCCGAGTTTTAGCGATGCGCTGCTAGCGACGGCGTAAAACGAGACCGTCACTTGCTTCCCCGACAAGCGCCGCAATCGCTCGATGCCCTGCACTATGTAAATCCACGATCCCGCACTTGCGCCGCCAGTAAAGACATTCTGCAAGCACGATGTCGCAGATTCATCGCCAATCTGCGCCCGTTGCGTATCGCTGAGCGGTTGCACCGAGACGCTCGTTGTGTCGCCGCCAGTAAAAAGACGCCATCTGTCGGCGGTATATGCGCCGCTGGTCGTCCAAGGCGAGCCTGTTCGCTGTTGAATATTGAAAAGTGCATTGTCGATCAAATTGCGCCCGGCATTCGCGCCCGCCTGCGCCGCTGTCGGCACTTGCGCCCATGACGCATTTAGCCGGCCGTAGGCGTTGCCGGTGCTTGGCGCATCGCCGAAGCTGGCGTTGTGCGCGTTAAAATATTGCAGCGTAACCGGGTTCATATTCCCAACCGGATCGCCAGCGAGCGAAAGCGCCCCACTCATCGCCCCGCCTGACAGACTTAGGAAGGGCGCGCCCGCCGCCGAGGCTTGAAGCGCGCTAATCTCTACCGCCGCCTCCGCAAAATTCGCCCGCACCGAGGCGGTAGTCGGATTCCCCTCTACGGGAATCGTGGGATCGATATTCGATGTCATGGCAAGATTACTCCGCGATCCCAATTCGACGTGCCGCCATCCCACACCGATGCCCCGACATCCCAAATTGAGGTCTCGAAATATTCAAATAAAGGCACCGTATTTGCCGGCGCGATGGCTTCAAACAGGCATTGCAATTCGCTCACCGTCCAGTCGGCGAGGCGCTCGCCCACCGCGCTGATACCGGCGCGAAAATAGGTTATCGCGTCGGGCGCCCCGATAATTTCGATCATCCACGCGCTTGCCCACGCGCTGCTGTAAAGCGGCGTTCCGACGCGCGACACCCCAGCGCGGAAGGGCGCGTAAGTGGTGATCGTGATGTCGTAGCCGAGCGATGCGGCGAGGTCGATAAAGTATTGCTGCGAGCATCCGCCGCGCGCCGCGAATTTGGCGCACACCGCCGCTTGCCGTTGCTGAATCATTGTATTCGGCGGCTGCACGCACGGATCGGGAAGCCCTAGCGTTGCCTCCCATTCCGGCAAAAGCTGCACCGTGGAGCATGGGAAAGCATCGCCGAGCAGCCCGGCCGCAGTGACGTGCAAGCGCACCCATTGCGGCATGAGGGTAATAAGCTGCTCGGCTTGCGCGGTGCCCCACCCGCGATGCCACACGCGGCCCCGAGGCAGTAGCCTTTGGAATTGCCACAGATAATCCGCCGCCGTGGGCATCATGAGACAAGCAGCGAGCCCATAACAGGAAGCGCGCCGGCTGCGGCGCTAATCGGCAAAGTCGGCGCCGTCATGGTGAAGTGGACGACTCCGGGTGTCGCAAGCACCGCCGCATAAAGGTCGCTCGGGTATATCGTGCCGCCGAGTGTCGCTTGCGCAAGTAGCATGTCGTCAATGCTGGCAATGATCGCCGCTTGAATGTCGGGCGTATTTGGATCCAGCCCGGCCAGCGTCACGTTAATGGGCAAGGCAACGGGCGCCATGACATACACAAGCGAAGTCACCGGCTGCACCGGCCAAATGTGCTCCGCAACGGTAAGCTGATCACCGGCCGCCGTGGGGCCGCGTGTTTCTTCGGAAGCGCACCCATCGGTGCCTTGCGGAAAGCCGCCCTCGGCCGCGTTCACGTCATCAAACATGGGCCGCACAATCACCGTGCCGGCGCCGAGGCCATTGGGCTGCACGAAGGCACGAGTTACGCCCGGCACTTCCATCGCCCACTGCGCGAAGTCATTGGCCGAGCCGCCTTGTGGGGGCGCCGCGTATTTGGCCAGCATGCGCGTGCGCAATTCCGCGTCGGTTTCCTGATCTGAGCCGCCCGTTGTCGGCCCCACCGTCACACCGCCAGCATTCACGCCCGGCACCCCGGTGAGCGAGATCGGGGTGCCATCATCGCAATTTGTCGCCGCCCCGTTTATGTCGGCGATGAAGGGCACTTGCACATTGCCGCTGGTGTCCACCGTGCCGGCCGCCGTGGTGCTGTAGGGCGTGCCATCTTGCCGGCTTAGCGGGGTGCCTTCCGGCACGACGGAGCCGGGCGAGCCGGTGAAAGCGGCCACACCGATCGCGGGCGTTGAGTCTTTCCGATAGATGCCGATGAGGGCGGCCCAAGCCGCCAGGTATTCATCCGTCGCCGTGAAAGGCACTGATTCCAGCGCGATCCAATCCAAATAGCCATAGAGCGAATAGGCCAGCCCGGCCATGCACCACGCGAGCACGCGCAGCACCGCGTTGCGTAAGAGGCCATCGAGCCCCGGCACGCCGCTGGTGGTGATGTCTTGCACCGCCAAATTGCGAAGCGCCGTCAAAGTCGGCCGGGCGTATGGCATGGCTACCTCATCGCCCGCGTGGCCGTGGCGGGGATCAGAAGCGGCGGGGGATTGGTGGAGAGGGTGAGCACGGCGAGGCTATCCCACGCCCACCCAAAGGTGAATCGCGTCATGCTTCCGTTGGGCTCGGTGATGATCACCAGAATGCCCAAAAATGTGGAGCCCACCGCATTGCCGAGCCATTGGGTGTCCACCTCCACCGTGGCGGCCACGCCATCATCCACCAGCCATTGTAGCGCATCGAGCGCGTAGCGTCGGGCGAGTCCCAATGTGTCGCGGGTCTTTTTCGCCCTTTCCAATTCCCACAAATTCGAGCCCAAGGGCTGATCCAGATAGGGCGTGGCCCACCAGCCCCGCCGATCGGTGGTGCCATCCGTTGGCACGAAGTCGGGCGTTGCCGGCGCATCGGTGAAAAGCGACACCAAGCAAGAGGATTCCAAATCCTGCCCGGTTTGAATGTCGCCGCTTGCTAATAGCCAATCGCCGCGTGCGTTGGCATTGTCCCACTGGATCTTGATGTCACCCGAGCACAAGGCAGCTTGCATCGGCGCCGTGGTATAGATCGGCAAGCCAAGGGCGGCGATCCACCCGTCAGCCATCGCGCTGCTTTTGATTAGGGGCGCCGGTATTGCCACCACCCGGCTGCACACCGGGGTGGGTGTGGCTGTTATAGATGGCGCGATCATCGGCCGCCGTGTGCGGCTGCTTGTCGCAATTGTCGATAATGTCGCCCGTGCATTCAAAGCGTGGGGCTTCCACGCGCACCTTGCCGGCCGCTTGGATCGTCACCGTGCCGGTGGTGGCCACGTTGATCTTATGGCCACGGGCGAGGGTGATTGTGTCGCCCTCATCCGTATAGATCACCACCTCGCCGGCTGCGGTATTGCGCGGCCGGGCGCCGGGATCATTGGTGGCAATGGCCACCCCGCGCGAACGGTCGCCCGTCACAAAGAGCAAGTGCGCTTCCGAGGTGGGCTTGGCGTGCGACGCGAAGCCATAGATTTGCACCACCGGCACCGCGTCAATGGTTTCGGCCGGTGTCACCCGCACTTGCACCTTATGCACACCGCCCGAGTCATCGGTGGCGTGGATAATGCCGCGCGCCGTCATCATCTGCACTTTGCGGTGCAGCACATCGGCGGCGCTCACACCAGGGCACCCCCACCCGTCGCTGTGTCGGCGACCGGCGCCGTTTTGGGCGCCTCGGGCAATGTGGGGTTATTCCCGCGCATATCCTGCATCATGACGGGAAGCAGATTGAGCGGCGCCGGCTCGGGCGAAAATGCTTCGGGTGGCATCATGGTGATCGCCGCATGCTGGCCGTTTTCATCACGCACGTAGGACACCCCACCGATAATCCAAGCCGGCGATGGGTTAGCCAATTTCAGCGCTTGGCACATGATCGGCGCCGAGTGATTTGGCGCCCATAACTTGCCGGCCGAATCGCGCCACCCGTCCACGGTGATGCTCAATTGTTGTGAGCGGCCATAGTTGCGGTTGCATTCCCACTGCGCGCGCTGCACGGCGAGGCTTTCGCCATCGCTCATCTGCTCGGAAATCACGAAGCGCACCCGCTTGCGCGGCACCTTGGGATCATGGACGGCGGGGCCGGCGCGCGGATCGGTGAGGTTGCCTTGGGTGCCGTACGTCTGCACTGACAGGAAAAACGGATCGTATTCCGAAAAGCGCTGATCCATCGAATAGGCGATGTCTGCTTGCTCGATATTCGAGCCGAGCGCGAAGCCCGAGGCCATGCTTTCGCTTCCGGCTTGCGCCCACACAAGCGAGCCATCTGGCATGTCATAGGCCACAAAGCCCGACACCCGGATCAGCCGCTCGATGACTTCCCACACGGTTTCACCGAGATTGATCAGGAATTGCGGCACGAAAGCGCCCGCACCGGCCAAGCTGGTGATTTCCACCCCGTATTGTGCGGCCAATTGCGTGGCGATGCTAAGGGCCGGCGCCGCCATCACTTGGGTATTGGGTGCTTGCAGCGTGCCGAGGTAAGCGGCGCAATCCACCAAATCGGCGCTCTTGCTGCGGCCCTGCACCCGGATCGTGTGCTGCGAGGGGCTTATGCTTGACGAATAGCGATCCACGTAGCCGGTGATCACCAGATCGGCGCCAATGCTCACCGTGCAGGGCTGGCCGGGCTGTATGTTTACGTCGGCTGTATTCGGGTATCGCTCCGTCACCTGCAAATCGAATTCGGCGGGAATGCGATCCATGCTGCGCGTCACCGTCACGCGCTGCCACCCCACCAGTGAGGCGCCGCCCACTTTGAGCGAGATCGTATCGTCTGGCGCGGCCGTCACTGCGTCAGCGCCTCAAATTCCAAGGGCATAAAGAGCGGGTTTGCCGGCTGCGCCGAGGCCACCAAGCCGGGCTCGCGCGTGGTATCCTGATAGAGCCGCCAAGCCTCGGCGAGGGAGGGCACCGAGACCGGGGTGCTCACCTCCACCAGCCACGCGAGATTTGCGCCACGCACGGCCAGATCCATCGCCACGGCCGCCCGCAAGTCGCGCAGCGCGGCGAAGCTGGCCGAGCGGCCAGCGTCAGCGCATATCGTCGCTTCCGCGTCCAGGGCCGCGCAGACGGTGGTGCGGAGCGCTTGGGCATCTTGATAGCTGGCCGGCTGGTATAGCCGCGTAGCCTCGGCCAGCGCCGCGCACGCGGCACACCGCAGCGAGTCGGCGATTGCGTCTTGCTGCGCGCGTGACTTTGCGGCCAGGGGGCCGGCGCCGGGTATTGCGGGCGGTTGCCACGCGGTGAGCGGCAAAAGCACCCGCACCGCGTCGGCCGGATCATTGATGGCCGCAAGCACCGCCTCGGCGAGCGCCGCGCACGCATCCGCGTAAGCGTCGCTTTCCGCGCTCATAGAATGCCCACCAGTCGCGACACCTCGCCGGCCGCGCCTGTCACCGCCGATCGCGCGCTGGTGGCTTCGGAAAGCACCGATTGCACGGTGGCTAGGGGATCTAGCGTCGTCATGCGGTGGCCCCCGGCGAAGCGGCCGAAGGTGCCCACCATGCCGCGCACCGAGCCGAATACGGCCGCCGCATCGCCCACCGCCCTGGTGGCCATGTTGATATAGGGAGTCACTTGCTTGGCCGCGTCACTCACCGCCCCGCCGATGCTTCCGAGCACCGAGGAAAGATCGGATTTGCTCGCCGCATTGAGGGCCGAGGCGGTGGCTGCCACCAAATCACCCGTGGCGATACTCGATGAGGGGAATTGCGGATCGCCGGCAAGGATGAATTGCAGCGATACCTCAACATACCGCCCGCGCTCGCGCCGATCCTGCACGTTGAACTCGAGCAAAACGACTTGCACCGAGCCCATTGTGGGGTGCACCAGAATGCCAGGGCCGGGCTGCTCGCAAGCGCGCACCATTGCATCGCGCTGCGAATAGACATCATCACCCACAAGGTAGGCGGTGACACCGAAGCGCCGAGGCAGCCGGCCCAAATCTTCCACCCACACCGAATCGCGGTAAGGGTATTCGTGGATTGCCACGCGCCGGCCGGCGACGGTTTCCGCCACGTCCATGACAAAGCCGCAATTGCGCCAAGAGCCGGGCTGTAATTGCAGCCACCAAGCCGAGCTGCCCCATGACGTGCCGGTATTGTCAATGACGTGCCCGAGCCCCGGCAGATTGGCCAGCCCTTGCACGCTTTGGGCGATGCCGCGCACCTCTTGCGTCGCATTGGCCACCGCCCCGATAGTGCCGCCAAGAAAGCCGCTCACGCTGCGGCCCCGAAGTCCACTTGCGGGTGCTCCACTTTGAGCGGCGCCACCGTCACCGCGCCCTTGCCTTGCGCCGTCACCGTGGCATCCGGGGGCGCATTCTTGTGGGTTATGTTGACATCCACCGAGCCCGCCACTTGCGTGGGCGGTGGGGCTGCGGGCGGCCCGGCCGCTTCAATCTGCCCGGCATAGGCGGCCCGCGTGCCAATATTGCTTACGGCCGGCTTCTCATATTGCGACTCGATCACCGCCGCAGCTTCGCCGCTTGTCTTGGCCGCCTTCAAATTCGCCAACACCCCGGCATATTCGGGGCTTCGCAATTCGTGGAGCAGGAAGCCATAATTCGCTTGATCGCTTTTAGGGTCGAGTCCTTGCGCCTTTGCCCACGCTTCAAATTCATTCCGGCGCGGCCCGGTCCATTGCGCCCACCCAAAGCCACCAGGGCCACCGCCGATCGGGTTATTTTCATTGACGGCTTGCAGCCCGGATTCCGCTTGCAGATTGCCCACCACCCCAGAGGCTTGCGCGGGCGTTAGGCCGAGGTCCGATGCTAGCCGGTCGCGAATGCCGGCCCCACGCTGCAACGTGCTCCCCTGTAGGGTGATCGGTGCGGCCGGCGCCTCATAGCTCGACCGATGGAATAGCCCGAAGCCCGGCTGCGCCCACCACGGCAGATTTTGCGGCCGGGGGCCGGTGCCCACGCTTGGCGCTTCCTGCCCTGGTGCCACGAAGGGATCGCGATTTAACAGGAAGTCGCGCGACTCTTGGCCGGCTTTGTAAGGATCAAACCGCAATTTGTCGTTCAGGTCTTTCAGCCATTTGAGGTCTTTAATGATGCCGTCAATCTCGCGCCCCACTTCCCGCAGGGTGTCGGTGATCTTCTGCCAGTTTTCCGGCTTATCGAGCCACGCTTGCACGTCGCCGAATAGATCAGCGAATTGGGCATCGAGTGAATTTAGCGCGCTGATAATGTCGGGGGTGTGCTTTTGCACGAAATTGTCAAACCATTCCAGTAATGGCGAAAAATGATCCGCCATTGTCGCGCTGATTTGCCGGCCCAATTCCTTGAACGTCACCCCGAGCGAGGATTGCGCGCGATCATACCGGCCGAGCGATTCAAGCTGCGCATCGGTGAGTTTCTGGTGCTCGCGCTCTTTCGCTATCCACTCATCGAGCGGCTGTCCGCTCCGCTTATATTCCTCATATAGTCTCGCGTCGGCATCGCCGAGCAGATTGGCCGCCACCCGCGATCGGTCGGCCGGGTCGGATAGGCTATCGAGCACACGGAATACCTCGGGCAATAGCTCGGTGCTGCTTTTCAATTGCCCGTTGGCTTTCTGCAAATCTATGTGGAAGCGCCGGAAATACGCCGCCGCATCCTGATTTTTGCCGGTGAACGCATCAACGGAAATCTGGTGCAGGTTTTTGAGTGCATTCGTCATATCCACGGCCGAGCCGCCCGCGCGCTCGGTGGCATCCTGCCATACCTGCAATTCCTGCGCGGAAATGCCGATCTGATCCGCATTGGTGCGAAGCTGATTCCCCCACGCGGCGAATGTACCGATGAGTTTATTAAGCCCGGCAATCGTGCCAGCGCCCACCAATATGCCAATGGCGGGGATGAATTCGGCGAGTGCGGCGGTGGCGCGCGTCACGCCGCGCACAATCCAGCCGAAGCCGTCCGCAATCTTTTTGAGCCCCGCCGAGTCAATCATCTTCTGCGAGGCTTTGGCCACGCGCTCCACGGGCGCGCGAAGCATCATGATGCGCTTGTTAATCGCCTCAATCTGCTTCGTCGCGTTGTCAATGACCGTATAGGTGACGGCATAGCCGGCCGAGGCCATCTAGCGATACCTCATCGGCTGCGCGGCTTCACGCTGCACGCGCTCGCGCTCGGCGATGCGGTTGGCTTGCTCTAGCCACCACATCAATTCGCTGCCCGTCATGTCGAAGGCTTCGGCCGGCGACCAATGCCACCAGTGGGCGAGATCGGCGATCAATTCTCGCCAATTGGCTGGCCACGATTTAACAGAGCCAACAAAAAACTAGCGGCTTCCTCCAATTGCGTGACGGGTAATTGCTCGATCACCTCACGCGGTAGCTTGCACACCCCGGCCACCAGCGTTGTTTTGAAGCGCTGATTCGAGTAGGTGTCGCCGCCCTGCGGGCCACGGGTTTCGAGCAGGGCTTTCTCAAATTGGCCGGCCGTGGGCTCACGTAGCGTCAACCGGGTGATGCGCTGCGCGTGGTAGGCAAGGTCTACCTCCATTTCCTTGACGCGCGGGGCTTCCTCGGGGATCGGCTGGAATTCGGCCGGCATCGTCCCGAAGCCATTGCCGGTGTGCTCGCTCATTAGCTGAATGTCTCGGCCACGTTAGTGCCGTCAAAGCGCACCTGAAACGTGCCTTCGGCGGATCGCACCTCTAGCGCCGAGGTATTCCACATGGAGGTGCCGCCCACGATCTTGCCATTGGCAAGCGTGACCTGCACTTCCACGCACCGCATTTGATTGAAGTCGCCCACCGATATGGTGCCACTGTCGCGCAAGGTGGCTTCAATGTAGCCCTGGATCGGCACTTCGCTAAAACCGTGCACGCTATCGAGCCCGAGTAGGGTTTCCCGCTTCCATGTCGCCGGGCTCCACGTCACATCGGACACCACCATATAAGCGTTGCCGTCAATGGTGAGCCCGGTAATGCCGGCAAGCCGTTCGCACGCGGCCATTTCACGCACTCCCTTTCGGTCTGGAGAGGTTATCTGCACGCCACAGTGGTCGCAGATTCGTATAGTGAAAGCAGAGCGCTTGCTGCCTAAGGTCGGTCAAATCGAATGCGGCGCACGGCTTGATATGATCTATTTCCCAGCCGTCGCGGCCGTAGTTTCCCCACGTCATGCCTAAAGCAAATTGCGCCTCAATGTGTGCGACAAGCTCGCCCTTGGTGCATCCAAGCAGCCGCGCAATCTTGGAGTCAGAGCGCCACACACGAGCGCGCCGCGCTCCGTTGCCACGCGAGATAAGGGCGCCGCGTAAGCAAGCTCGCAAGAGCACTGTGAGGCGGCGGCGCTCTGTTGAGTGATAATATGCGCGCGAATAGTCGCGATTGGTGGCCTTCCATCGCTTCTGATTGGCGCGGTATCGTTCCGAGTTGTCTTGCTGCCATTGTTTTGCGTTGGCGCAATGGCGTTCCTTATTAGCTTCGCGCCAAACTGCGTTCGCCGCATTCAGACGGTCACGATGCCGCTCGCGATAGCACTGATTATATTCGCTCCGTTGTTCTGGTGTCATGTCTAACTTTTTCTAAACTGGAGGAGTATCGCGATTTGTCTGAGTTGCTGGACCAAATCGACGGGCGCAAGCACTTTCACCAAGCCGTTGCCGGCATTCTCCACCACGAGCGATTGTGCAAATATGGTGGAGTTCTGCACGTAGCCGCTCGCCTCTAGTGTGCGGTATTCATTCGTCACGCTGGCCTTGATCATGAGCGAATTAACGCAATTCGAGCCGGCCAGAATTTGCGTTGCGTCACTCACCAGCTTTTTGCGCGCATAGCGTTGCAACAGGAAGGCCACCAAATCGCGGCTCACATAGGTGAGGCCGAACATGGTTTCCACGTCGAGATAGGCGGTGGAGGGTGCACCCGCCGCATTGGTTTGGTAGGTGGTGCACATCCGCTCAATGCTGACGGTGCCATCATCCGCCACGCGGAAAGTGGACATCCCCGAATAAAGCAGCGTATTGCGCTCGCCGATCGTCCATTGGCTTTGAATGGGCGGGGCTTTCAGCGTGGTGCTGATATATTGGAGCGGCAAGCCTGGATCCACGCGAAGGCTATTCGCGCACTGCGCCACTATCTCGGCCGTCCAAAGCCATACACTGTCGGGCGAGTCATAAAACGCCATGATGCTGACGTGCTGATCATTGCGCCCCTCGCCGAACGTGGTGCACGCGCCGAGTGTGCCCCGATAGGCCGAGAAAGCGCCGCCATAGATCATTTGCGACCATGCCCACCGGCCCACGTCATCCGCCAGAAAGGCTTTCATGGCGTTGAGATTGGTGGTGTCCGTATAAGGCAAGCCGATGAAGTCGAAGGGCTGCGAGGAAAGATTAGCCAAGCCGGGCGTGATGTCTGGATTAGCCGAGCCGCCCGCCATCGCGGTGACGGTGCCGGTAATACCAGGCGGGAAAGCCTCGCCGCCGGCTGAACCGCGATAGTTAAAGCGCAAGTCTATATCATTGAAGATTGCGCCCTTGCCATTCGACTTGATCGTGACTGCGCCACCCGCTTGCGTCGCCGTCACTCCAATATCAACAAGGGCATTGATGGCCGCCGCAAGATTGGCAGACACCACCGCCGCAGCGTCGCCGGTATTGACGAAGCACTGCACCAGCGTGCCGCCGATATACAAATTGAGGGTGCCGGCCGCCGTCGCTGGGCCGCTAATCGTCACCGTGCCGCTTGCTTGCGCGCCGGAAGCATTATCGGAAAGCGGCAAGAGGTAGAGCGGCCCGTAGCTGTCGCGCTGCATGTAGCGAATGGCCATCTGCGAAAGCATCGAGCCGAGCCCGCACATGGCTTGCACTTGCGCCACTGATTCCGCCATAAACGGAATATTGGGAGTCGCCGTGCCGGCGCTCGATATTTGGCCGATAAGCAGTGTATTTTGTAGGACGGTGCCCGCGCTTGCCTGCGAGGGATCCATTTCCACATAGACACCCGGCACCCGGTTGCTTGTGGGGTAGTAGGTGAAATCAATTCCCACGGCTTAGCCCTCCTTTTTCGCGGGCGCGTGCTTGGATTCCACTTTTTCCGCGTCACCGTCGCGAATTCGGCGGATCCAAAATATGTCGCTATCCGGCACCTCAATGCCCTCGGCCGGCACAAGCTGGCCGGTGTCGGGGTTTCGGATTTTGATTCCTTCCTTGGGTTTCACGCGCATGCCGGCGCCCTCCTTGTCATTCGTATGGTGGGGGATTTGGCCACGGGCCATCGGTTGGCGGTGGGGGCGGATCGTCGCCCGTTGCCACCACGGCGACGGCGGCCGGCTCATCGCCGGTTTGCGGGCGGTGGAAGATGTCTAGCTCGAGCGCATCGAGCGGGACGGTGAGCGGTTGCACCCCGTCCTCATCGGTGATCTGCCAATCCATGCCGAATTCCCATTGGTAGAATAAGCGCGCCCTGTCCAAATCCAGGTAATGCGCACCAAGGAAATACGTCCCTTGCGACATGCGGCATTCGCTGAGGTGCAGATTGAGGCAGCTTGCGAAAATCTGCGCTTCTATCGCCTCAAAATTCATGACGGGCGCTTGCCCTCGGCGATCGGTTTGCGCGTCCAATTCCACCGCAATGCCGATGCCCTTGTGCACGACTTGCACCAGCCCATTAAGAATTTGATTGCGGTCGGCTTCCTGAGAGAGTGGCAGCACATAGGCGGCCGGAAGCGGCATGCTTGTGTTGTAGTCCCGCAATCCTTTGTAGAATTCCGCCGCACCCGCCACCCGGCCGCCGAATACCGGCGCATTGGCGCGCAAGCTGGTGATGAACGAGCCCACAATTGAGAAGGGCTGCACCGGCACGATGAGCAGCGAGGGGGCGAAGCCCTTTGCCACCGCTGAGCCGGTGCCGGTGGCTACATCGAGATAGCCAAGATCCAAGGTGGGCGCGAAGCCGATCGCGAGCCCCATACCCGAGCCCGGCGCCACCGCCTCGCCGAGCGTGGGGGCGAAGCCGGTGGCCAGCCCGGCGCCCGTGCCGGGCAATACCACATCCGCAAAAGTCAACGTGGGGGCGAAGCCGGTGGCCAGCCCGGAGCCCGTGCCGGGGGCCGCAGAGAGAGCGCCGCCAAGCGAAGGGGCGAAGCCCGTGGCCAGCGCCGAGCCGGCACCAGGGGCCACCGTGCTGCCCGTGGTGGCAGTCGGTGCGAAGCCGGTGGCAAGTGCTGCACCCGTGCCGGGTGTCAGCGCAAAGCTGTAGGCGAGCGATGGCGCGAAGCCCGTGGCTAGTGCGGCGCCCGCACCCGGTAGCGTCACCTCGGCGAATGTCAGCGTCGGGGCGTAGCCCGTCGCGATCCCCGAGCCGGCACCCGGTAGCACCGCCGATGCGAATGCCAGGGTGGGGGCGAAGCCGGTGGCGAGCCCGGAGCCCGCACCAGGGGCCGACACCGCCCCGGTAAGAACGGTCGGGGCGTAGCCTGTCGCGAGTGCTGCGCCCGCACCGGGTGCCACCGTAACCAGTGGCGGCCCACCCGATGCGGGCTTTGCCACCTCGGCCGAGTAAGGCGCGCGCCCGTATGGGCGCTTGCTCCACGCCATTACGTGTTAGCTGGCCACCCGTGGAGCAAGTCTAGCTCGAGCACCGCGTGCCAATCGGCCGCCGCGTCAATCTTGGCCGCAAGCGCGGATTCATAATCCACGCAGCGCTGCGCGAATGCGCCCACGTCGGCTTGTATGGCGATCACTTGCGGGCTGGTGAGCGTGTGCCACCGCCCGGCCCGGTCCTTGAATTTGTAGCGCGCGGATTTGTTGGCCGTGGCCGCCGCAGCCGTTAAAACCAGGCGGATCAATGATTGCTCATCGGTGGCCATCGGAATGCCGGCCGCCGTCGTGTGGCCGCTCGCGATCACCGCCGCGCATTCCGCCGCAATGGTGGCGAGCGCTTGCGCTTTCACGTGTGCGTCGGGCGTGAAAGCGTCAATGATGGATTGCGCCCCGTCCACGTCGCTGACGTGCCACCCGTCCGGTGCAATCGAGATCACGATGCCGGCCGCGTCGATTGCCTCAGCGCAGCCCGGTAGCGGCGGGTTAGGCGCGGGGATGATTCCCGCCGTCACACCGGACACAGGATCACCATTGACGGATTGGAGCCATTTTGCACCGCGTAGCCGGTGAAAGTGGCCGGATCATTCGGCACTGCGCCCTCGCTCGTGGAGGTGGCATAGGTGACATTCGCACCGCCCGAGGTGGCCGAGCCGCCGTCAAACGAATACGCGCCGCCGCGCAGCGCGGGTGAGCCCGAGCCGCCCGAAAAAACGGCGACAATCTCAAACCAATATGCTTGTGGACAGAGAAAGGGCGGATTTGCCGGAACGGCGGATTTGATGGCCACCGCCGAGCCGAGCGAACTATTCGCCGTCCCAATCACCCCATAATCGCAAAGCAGTTTTCCCGCCGTGCCAAACGAAGCCGCCGCATAGATCCGTGCATACATATTGCTCGTGCCGCCCGTATAGGCGGTGGTGACTCGGAAAGCGAGCCGCTTGCAGACAATTGGCGCCTCTATGCTGGCGCGGAACCATTGCGCCGTGCCGCTCACCAGCGCCGGGCCGTTACCGGTATTGGTGCCGCTCACCCGTGGCGTCAGCCCGAGCCCGTCACCGTCCAAGGTATCGATCCAGGGGGTGGGGGCCAGCGTCGTGGCGGCGGTGGGGCCAATGATGATCTGCACATTGGCCGGAGTGCCTACGTTGATCGGCGACGGCGAGTTGAAAAGATAGGAGCCTGAGCCCGGCACGTTTGTATTAAAGATCGTCGTGCGCACAAGCGTGCACGCTGAAATGCTGGCGCCGAGATTTATCGGGCCATAGCCGCCCTCTTGCTGCTTGAGGGTAGCCCACGTGCTATCCGTATATTCATTGATGACATACGGCACCGGAACGCTTGTGCCGAAGCCCATACCGGAAAAGGCTACATACGGATCAATTGCGCCCAAGCCGGCCGGTGTCGGGGCCAGCGTGAGCGAGCCCGTCCCGCTCGATGTCGTGCCACAAATGATATTTTCGCCGCGCATCGGTTTACGGGGTGTGAGAGTATTGCATGATCCCGGAAGCGCTGAATTGCACCGTATAGGTGCTAGGCGCCCCGAAGGTGACATTTGAGCCGCCGCCCAAATCCGAGAAAGCATAAAGCAAATCGGTGCCGGCGAGTGAGCCACCAGCCCGGCGCACCACGACGCCATAGCGGTGGGTCGCCGAAAAATTCGCCCAGCTTGGATTAGCGGCCGAGAAAGTGACGATCGCGCCGGTAAGGGTGTCGCTTGTGCCGGTGAGCGCTAGCCCCCCGGTGGTATAGCCCAAGCCACTGGCCACCTCATTGGCGCTGATATTGGCCCACGTCGTATCCGCATTTGGCGCCGGCACATAGGAGCCGGTGAGCAGCGCGAGCACGTAGGTGTCGGCTGATAGATTGTAGAGCCCTTTGGTGAGCCCGAGAAATGCGTTGCTGTAGTGCGTGAAATTACCGGCCGTGCTTCTAACGCTTGGCCCATCGGCTTGCGATGCACTCACGTTTTGGTTTCCTTCCACTTTAGCCCTTCGGTGAGGGCCGCATAAACTCGGCGGTTTATTTCCGGCGCTTGCTGCGCCATCACGCGATCCAGGAAGGGGCGCGGCTCTAGCTTGCGGGTTTTGTATCGGCCGCGTGCGTGCTTCGGCATTCCCCGCTTATTGCGGCCGGTGCCCAATGTCGCGCGCCATTTCGCCGCAGCTTCCGGCCGCCCGCCGAAGGGATTGCCACCACCATGCGCGCCGGTTTCCAGCCACAGGGCGTAGAATTGCCGATCGCGCACGGCGAAGCCCTCGCCCGAGGGGTAAACATAGGTTTTCAATTTTTCCCGCAGCGTGCCGGATACGCGCACCGGGGGCGAGCCCACCGCCGAGGCGGTATAGTGGCCGGGCCGGTAGTTGCCGCGATATTGCGAGCCGCCACCGCCGCGATAGGCGCGGCCGCTTCCGCTGCTTTTATTGATCAGTCGCGCGGTTTGCGTGCGCACGTTGCCACCCGCGCCGCGCATCACCGCTTTAAGCTGGCGCTTGTCGAGCACCACCGAGCCCCAATTTGAGATCGTTAGCTGTAGGGTGCTCACCACCAGCCCCAACGTGGGCCGACCATGCCGGCGAGCAAGAGAACCACCACTATGAGCAAGAGCAGCCCTAGCGGATTGGCCCCGACATAGCCGCCATAATAGCCCCACCCGCCACCAGCGAGCACAAGCACAAGCAGGATAATGAGAATCAGGATCATGATGCCGCCCCCACGCCATCGTAAGGCTCGGTGAGCAAGTCATTGCGGGTTTCGTCGCTATCGTCGGGCGTGGTGCGCGAATGCTCTTGCTCGCATTCCAATTGAATGAAGCGCTTGCGGCCCTGCAATTCCTTCACGCGGCGGATGCGGAATAGCTCGCTCCGTTGCGTGCCATCCGGCCGATTGGTGGAGCGCACCACCACCTCGGCATTGGTGGGATAATCCTGCCACCGCACATTGATTAGGTGCGTGATCGGGCCGTCAATTTGTGTGGACCATACCCATGTAATTGATCCTGCTGGCTGCACATCGGCATGAACTGTCGCGAGCGGGACTAGGGTTTCTTCGATTGCCACACCAGCGTCGGGCGCCTGGTCTCGCCGGTAAAACGTCACAAGCCACCGCAGCGAGCCGATGCCACCCGCAAGGGCACCCGTGAGATCGGGCATTTATCCGGCAAACGTCCAAAGCCGGTATGGATCAAGCAGCCGGTAGAAAGCGGCCGGCATTTCCGCCGCCGCATCGCCCCGGTTTTCATAATAGTGTGCCACGCCCACCATGATGGCCACGAGGATATTGGCGGGGATGGCAGTCGGATCGTCGTCACTCCACCCGGCCGTATAATCAATGCGCATGGATTGTTGAGGGATGCGCGGCAAAAGCTGCGGCTTCACGGCGACGTAGCCGGGATCGGTGAATGTATTAACGTCATAATCATCGGGATCCGCGATCTGCATGTCGTCAAGCGCGCCCCACATGATTTGATCCACCGAGATGGCGGGTGGGCGCGGCAATTCGATCGGGTGGCGCACAAGCGGCGGCCAATTGAGGGGAAACACAATGAGCGATTGCGGCACTAGTGGGGTGGCCGTGGGTGGCGGCGCCCATGTGATATTGTATTGCAATTGCTGAGTGAATAGCGCGCGGTTTAGGTAGGCTTCCGCCTCTAGCCGCGCGCTTGTCACGTATAGCGAGATCAACGAGTCGTCATAGTCGGTATCAATGCGGCAATGCTGCTTGGCTTGCTGCACGGATACCGGCTCGGTGTCTGGCCCCACGATCACCCGTAGGGCCGTATAGCCGACACTCATTTACTTGCGCACCACCTCGGGCGGCCCCCGGCCAAAGTCGCCGGGGGTTTCACGGGTTTGCGGCACCAGCACATAAAGCGGCTCGATGATTTTGCGCGCATCGAGCGCCTTGGCTTGTGAGAGGGGGAAGCTCACAAGCTCCCCCTCATTCCAGTGTTGGTGACGCTTGCGCATGCGGCACGCAATCACGGGCTCATCGGGCATGGATTAGGCGCCCTTCCCGCCGTGCGCCGGCCCGGTGGGCGCGGGCTTCGCTCCGGCCGCGTGTGGGGCGCTCGTGTGCGGCTCCACGTTTGGCACCGCACCAGCCGGCGCCTTTGCCATTTCCACGTCGCTGGCAAGGTGCGGATCGGCGAGCACGGGCGGCGGATTGGCACCAGTGCTTGCAGCCGGGCGAATGGCCGGCGCTTGGCTCCATGTCGGATTGAGCGGCTGCGTGGAGAATGGGCCGCCCGGCGAGCCGGCCACGCCCGTGAAGCCCCAATCCTGAGTGAGCAGCACCACAAGCGATTGCAAATGACGCATGTTGCAATCGTGCTCGGCGATCACCCTAAAGAGGCTTTGATCACGCTGGAAAGCAGACACCATAGTGCCAGAGATCGGATCGTTGTAGGCGGCCACGTCCGAAGCATCCACCACCACATTATAGGTATCGGCAACGATGAAGTCGGCCATATCCACAAAGTAAATTTCCGATCCCTTGGTATATGTCGAGATCGTCAGATTGGTGGGAATCTGCTGGGTGATATAAACGGGGTAGCCTTCAAAGGTGCCCCGCTCAATTTCGTCTTTGTAGTACCAGCTACCCACCGAGTCCCTAGCGGTGGCAATAAAGCGCGCCATACTTGGCGCCATAAACCAGCAAGGCCGGATCATGCGCGACATGCCTTGCTGCAATTGCAGGATCGCCGCCGATGCGGCACCCACGATCGCCGTCACTGCATCGCCCGGCGCTGGCGTGGCCGGCATGTTGGGCACGGTGATGAGATTTGCGGCGAGCACAAGGTGGCGCATACCGATCGGATCTTTCGCCGTGCCATCGCCGCGAAGGAATGCCAAATCTTCACGCCGCGCAACCGTCTGCACCAAATCGTCGCGCACAATTTCCTCCACCCCGATGGGCGCGCGCCGAATCAGATCATTCGACACCGGCACCAGGGCGGTGAGTTTGTGCGCTTGCAAGTTGACATCATCGAAGCGCTCTTGAGACACCGCGATGTCGTCTAGCTCATTCTGGTAAGATGCCGTCGCCCCACCAGCAAGCCGGGGGATCGTCAGATTGCCCATTGGCATTCCGACTTCCATAGGGCCGGCTTTACGCACCACGGTATTGGCGCGCAGCAATTCGATGAGGTCGGCGAGGAAATCTTGCGGGATCAGCGCGCCGCCTTCGCCTGTCACGCTGCCATTGAGCGCCTTGGCCACCTCATCATCCTGGAAGCGGTTTGCGACGAATTCGGCCGCCTTTTCCATGCTTGCATGATGGAATCGCGCCCAGATGAGGCCGAAGGCGTATCGAGCGGCTTGGATTCCGCGCTTATCGCGGATATTGCGGAACGGATCGCGCTTCGGCTGCGCGGGGGTGGTGCGCTCGGTGCCAAACCGGCGAGTCTGCACGCCAGACATTGACTTGTCGCCTTCCTCATCTTCCTCGGTGGAATCATTGGCGGTGATCAGCGCGGCTTCCGCGCGCATGGCTTCCTCGCAAGCGGTGATGCGGGATTCCAGATCGGCGAGGCGCACGCGAAGCTCGGCGAGCGCGCCATTGGCTTCGCCCTCATCTTCCCCCCCCTCATCTTCCGCTTGTTTCCGTGCGACGCTGACGATCTTTTCCAGCGTGATTTTCTTTTGCTGCAAAAGCTCGCGATGCTTCTTGTCGAAGCTCGACATTTTTCAGGTTTCCTTGTGAATGCGCGGCTATGCCAGCGCTATTGATCCGTGCCGGCGGTTTCGCGGGTGAGCAATTCAAGCTCAAATTCAGCCCGCGTGAGTTCAAGCGCCCAATATTCGCGGCGCCGCGCATTTTGTTTTTCTTGCTTTTCCTCTGCACCGATGATGGCGCGATAGATCGCGTTATCACGATCAAAGCTGGTGACTGCCTCGCCGGTTTCGGGCGGGGTGTCGCTGGCCACCTCGCCGGGGATGGCGGGGGCCGGCATGGGCTCCATGAGGGCTTCCGGGTTTGCCGGCACCGTCACGATGGACAATTCGAGCAATTCCTGCTGCTCAAAATCAATGCCGGGAAACCAGCCATCGCCATCGCGATCGGGCTCTTTGCTGAATTCCCATTTGAGCGGCCGGAAGCCCACCGAGGTGGCGCCGAGAAAGCCCTTGCACGCTAGCTGATAAACTGATTCGGCGAATTGGCCGCCCTCGGGGGTGTCGGCGGGGATGAATTCGACCGTCGCTTTCAGCGCCGCGCCCTCTAGCCGCACATCCGAGGCGCGGCCGATCGGTAAGCGGCTTGCGTCATGGCCCCAAAGCACCACCGGATTGCGCACAAAATTGCGCAAATCCCACCCCTGCACGGCGATCGTATCTTTCTCGCGATCCACTGAGCCGGTGGAGATCGTGAAGCGCAAGGCGCGGGGCGTGCCGCCTGGTATCGGCTCGGCGGCTGCAATCATCTGCTTGCGCACTGCAAAGTCTGCATTCGTGCGCTTGCGGTTTCTATTGAGCAGCTTGAATTGAGTCGCGCTCACTATCTGCATTATCGCCCCCCGAGGGGATTTGCTGGCCCATATTTTCCGGCTTTGTCGGATCGCCAGTGTTGAGCGGCACGCGGTACTCGTCGCCGCCCTCAATCGGATCCATGTTTTCCTTGGCGCGCACTTCATTGCGCGAAAGCCAGCCGTTGAGCACGCCGATCTGATAGGCCGAATAGCGCGAGGCCAGATCGCCGCGCGTCACTTCGTCAAAATCCATGCGGTTTTGCAGAATCACCCGCTCATCTTCAAAGAGCAAATGCGCGTCGAATAGCTGCGAAATGCTTTCCGCAATCGGCTTTAGCGCCGCGTCCACGTATTGCTGCGATTGCTGCTCGATGTTGTTAAGCGTTGCCTTGTCCAATTCGCCCAGCTTGTGGGGTGGCACGCCATAGAGCCGGCAGATGTCGATCACTTGGAAGCGGCGGGTTTCCAGGAATTGCGCATCTTCATTCGTCATCGCGATTTTCGCGAATTGCATTCCTTCCTCTAGGATCGCCACCTTGTGCGCATTCTGCACGCCCGAGTGGGTTTCCCGCCACGAATTGCCGATCCGCTCGGATGCTTCCTTGGACAAACGGCCCGGATGAGTAATGACACCACCAATCTGGCCGCCCTGCCGGAATAGGATTCCGCCGTGCTGTTGAGTGGCCAGCGCGAGGCCGATCACGTCTTGCGCTATGGCGATCGGCGATACGCCCACATAGCCATCCATGCTGATATTCTTAAGGTGCAGCATGTCGTCTTGCGGAATTACGATGCCGTAGCCGAGGCGGTGACTATTGATGCGATACCAAAGATCGCCCTCGGGGCTCAACATGATGGTGACGCGATCGGGGGCGACCGGCACCAGGGCGGTGGGCTCGCCGAATTGGTCCCGCTCCACCACCACGAAGCCGTTGCCGCGCAATAGAAGCGAAGTCACCCAATACGACATAAACTCAAAACGGGTTTGCCACGGATTGGGCTTGGCCAGGATCTTGAGCAGTGGGTGCCGGGTTTCGAGCACCCACTGCCCCTTGCCAATGCGGCGGCGAAGGAAGGGGCGCAGCATGGCAATATCTTGGCTGATAAATTTGACGCACGCATAAACCGCCGCCGCCTGTAGCGCGGTGAACGGCGTGACTGGCACGCCTGTATTGCTCGCGTAGCCGCCGAGTGCCGCATAAAGCATCGGCTGCGGCCAGCCGAGGCCGCCGAGTGTGCTTGTGGGGCCGCCCGCGTCTTTCTGCTCGGGGGCCGGCGCCGCTTCTAGGCGCGGCTCAATGCGCTCGGGCCGGCGAGGTGGGCCGCCAAGGATACGGGCAAGCAGCCCTTTGCCTTCGGGGCGGAATAGCAACGGCCGATCGCTCACCTTGACACCAAACCAAGGCGGCTAGAGATTGCAATCACTGCAACGGCTCGGCGCGTCTCATCGCCACACCACACCCCTCGGCGCAACGCTTCGCAGCACAACTTGACTCGCCACAACTTAACGCAACGCACCGGCTCACCCGAGCACCGTCAAGCCACGCGACTCATACATTGAGGTCGCATCGACGGCGAACAACATTCTCCCCACGGCCATAATTGCGGCCACGGCCGAGTCAATCTTAGCCTCTTGTTTGGTGGGGGATTTGTTGGGCCGCACATTGCCCACGGGATCGTATTTGCCCACCACATTGCCCACGCACCACGCAAGCACACCGTCGCCGCAGTGCCGCAGCCGGCCCGAGCGCATCGCCGCATCAAATTCCTTCGTGGGCTCGCTCAAATTCTGCATGGTGGGACGCATCTCCACCATTGGCACGCCATCGGCGAGCAGCCGTTGGCTTAGCTGGTGGGCATTCCAAGGATCATAGCCCACCGATTGCACACGGAAGCGCGCGCAAAGCTGGCGCACGGTTTCCTCTATCTGGCCAAAGTCAATCTCATTGCCGGGCGTGACAATGAGGTGGCCAGAGCGCGCCCACCCCGCATGCGACGCATTGCGCTGATCATTAACGGCCGCCTGGTTTATGTAGGAAAGCGAGAAAACCGCGTAGTGCGGCTTCCCATCATCGCTTAGCATCGGGAAGGCCAGCCCGATCGCAGCGAGATCCGTCTTGCTGGCCAAATCCAAACCAATGTAGCACTCGGCGCCGGCGAATTGCTCTAGCGTCAAATGGGGATCGCGACACTCAGCCCACGCCCTGGTGCTAAAGAGCGCTTCATCGGCGCCCACCCACACATTGAGGTGCCGCGTCTTGAATGCGGATTCCTGCGATGCATTGTTGCGGGCTTGCTGCGCGGTGCTGCGGAACGCATCCGGCTGCACCGTCTGGCCCCACCCCGGATTGACCTTGCGCCACGTATCTTCCGACCAAATATCGTCAGTCTCATCGGGTGTATAAATCATGGCGAATAGGCGATCGTCGGTGTCGATACTGTCGAGCACCCGCACCCCGTAATCCCACACCTGCTTGCCGATGCCGGAATTGTTGCCGGTGGCCGTGCTGATACTGAGAAGGAAGGGCTGTAGCCGCTTCGCCATCGCGGTGAGCAGCACCTCATAAACCTGCGCCGTCTTGTGCGAGCCTATTTCGTCGCACACGGCCACTTGCACATTGAGCCCATCGAGCGCCTTGGCATCCGATGAGATCGGCACGAAGCGGCTGGCGGTGCGCTCTTGATAAATCGCGTTGGCCGAGGTGGCCACCTTGGCGAAGTCGCGGAATTCAGCGCTGCGCTTTGTCATGTGCGTGGCCACGTCAAACAGGATGCGCGCTTGATCCCGCGTCACCGCAGCCGCATAGCCCTCGGCCCCGCCCTCGCCCTCTATAAATGTCATGTAAAGGGCGAGCGGCGCCGCTATGGTGGTCTTGCCATTACCCCGAGGCACCCACACGGTGCCTTGCCGGAAGCGCCGCACGGGGCGCTCGCGCTCACGGAAGCCAAACACGTTGGCATAAATGAACCGTTGCCAGTCCATGAGCCGCAAGTGCTCGCCGGCTTCCGGCCCTTTGATATTGGGAAGCTCACCCGCGAAGCGCATGGCGCCTTCGGCATGATCGTGGCTAAAGCTCCACGCGCCGTCACCCCGCACCGCCGCCTCATAGTCCCGCAGAAAGCGGTGAGCGGCGAGGCGCACCAGCCGGGGCGCGGATTTGCCTTCGGCCGCTGCCTCGGCCCAAGCGCGCGCCGCATCGGTGTGCGGGGTTTTAAGGAATAGCCGACTAGGCCGCTTCGCCATGTAGGTGCCCGAGCACCCCCCACGCGGCCGGCTCGGCTTCGCCCTCTATCATGGGCGGAAGTGCGCCGGGCGGTATCAGCGAGATACGCGGCCGGCTTGCCGGAGTGAAACCAAGCTGATCCGCGCACCGCAGCATGATGAGCGATTGCCGCTCCATGATCGTGACGTATTTGGATATTTCCAAGCCACGGGCGCCACGCATCAAAAGAGGCAGCTTGGCGCGCTGATCCAATTGCGCTTGCATGATCGCCGCCTTGCGGTGAGTCGCCTCGGCGATACAAAAGGCCACGAATACCGACCGATCCAGCGCCTTAAGCAGCCCACGCGGCGCATTGGCAATCGCGTAGCGCCACGATGCTTGCGCCTCATCCGCCAGCCAATGCGGCGGCTCAATGCCCAAATCTTCCTCGGGCTGCGGCTCATATCGCCGCCCTTTCTCGCGCGTCACATTGACTGAGCCGCGCAGTTTTTTAAGCGCAGTCGGCACAATCGCAGGGCGCTTGCCCGGCGCTTTCGTTGCCTTAGTCAATAACTTTGCCGCCGCGTGGAAAGTGTAACCATAAAAAAACAGTTGGGGGGCGATCTACAACATTGATCAAATTAGGTTTTTCACCCCCCATACCGTCACGAATTCGCACAACCTTAGGTGGTGGCACCACCCCCGGTTGCGTGGCGCCCCCGTCGCACCAGGGCGAGGCCAAGCACGGCCGCGCCAAGCAGCGCGAGCGATGCAGGCTCCGGCACGCTAGCACTCGCGTTGCCAGCAAAGGACGCACTGAACGGTGCGATCGTGGTGCCAAGGATCGCGAGTGTTGGGGTGAGATTGCTAAACGTGAGATCGAACGTATTGGGTGCATCAAGCTGAGATGCAGCGATGATGGCACTGGTAAGCGTGAGGGTGTCGGGTGGATTGCTTGCATTGACCACCAAGCCAGGGCCGCCGAGCGCACCGAATGCGGCATCCGTGAAGGCGCCGCTTAGCACATTGGTGCCGCCACAGTTGGCCGCCGTGGTGATGCAGAACGTGCCATCGTAGTGCTGCACCACCGCACCGCCGAGCGTAGCCGCAGCGTCAATGCTCGATGCCGTCATATCGTAGAAAAGCCCGGCCATCGGCGAATGCCCGAGCAATTGAGTCAGATCTACGTCGGCATTGAGCACCGATAGCGTGGTGACGGTATCGGCACCGTTGACGGTGGCGTGCACCGTGTTGCTGCCGGATGTCTGGCCGAACGCCGTGATTTGCGCGGCGTGGGCGAGTGGCGCGAGGCCGAGGCAGCAAGCGGATGCGAGCAGAAAGGCGCGCATTGTCGGATTCCTTGTCAGAGGGCGAGCGCCCAGCCGGCGAGCACCACGACGGTGGCAACGATCACCGCCGTGAGGATCAATCCCATTGCCACCACGAAGGGCGCGAACGGATTGATCCAATCGCGCACGAGCGTCGGCCGGCGCTCAATGTAGCTCATGGGGTTTTGGGTGCCGCGCCAGTCGGGCCGGGGAAGTAACCCCATTGCGACCATTCACTGACGAATCCCCAGCCGCCATTTGCGGGCGGTGGCTTGTCGCCGCCATCGGGTGGAGGTGCGCCGCCATCGGGTGGGCCGACCGGGGGAATGATCGGGCCGCCACCGACAACGGGCGGATAGCCGGGCTTATCCGGGAAATTGCTGCCGGGCGGCCCCCAAATTGGAAATGCCGGCGAGCCGGGCGGCCCTCCACCGGAATCGGGTGGCATGATCGGGCCGCCACCGACACTCAATCCGGTGATGGCCGCCACGCCATTAAACGTCACATTCTGCACCGAGCCGTTGTCATACGTCACGCTTCCGATGAGTGTCACGGGAACCGCAGACATTTGGTGTCTCCTTGGATTGCGGGCTTATGTTTTAACAGGGTTTCCGAAGCCACCGCCTTGTCGGACGGTGATTGAATCGTGACATTTTTTGGTGAGCGCTTGCAGGTTTGCCCAATCGTAAAGCAGCGCGTCATCACCACGATGCGGCTTAATGTGGTGCACCACCTCGGCCACCCGGTTGCACCCGCATTCGCACACCGGATGCTGCGCGAGATATGCCGCGCGCAGCTTTTGCCAGCGCCGGCCATAGATGCGGCTCAGCGACGCGCGATTTTCGACGTATTCGCGTTTGCGATCGGCCCACGGCTTGATGCCGATAGGCCGGTGGACGGGTGCGGAATTTGGCATTGAGGTGCGACTCGGGTGGGAATCCACACCGAGAATGGCAAATCGCTAATCCCGTCCGGGAATTAGTGCAAGATCGTTCTCGCTTTGGGCCAATGGGCGCCCGCCTGGTGCGCCTGGTGCGCGGCACGAATCGGGGCCGGATCGCGAACGGGCGTGCCAAAATTGAGCCGCCACCATTCCGGCACTGGATTCCGCCGCCTAGGAGGCCGCTACAGGGCGCTGCGGCTTCCGCCCGCTGTCACCCTACCGGCCGAGGCCCCGCATCGGCCCCAGCGCCAGCCCAGGCGTCGGCGAGGGCATGAATGGCGCGGATGGTCCAAGCGCGCACCGTGTGCGGGTCGCACTGGTAGGCGCGCGCCATCTCGGCCCACGGGCGATCGGCCACGGCGCAAGCGTGCACCAGGGCGGTGGCGGTGAGCCCGATTGCGCGCTCGGCATCGCGCAGCCGGCCCATTGCGCCCAAGCCGGCGATGAGGCGGCCGTGCGGATCGGCGCCGCCGCCACCGGGCTGCGCGGCAATGGTGGAGGATGCGCCCATGTGCGCCCGCTCCCATGCGTTGCGGAATTCGGAAGCGGCGAGCCATTCGGCTGCGGTGATCATGCCCGAGGCGCGCAGCACATCGAGCCGTGAGCGCACGCGCCAGCCGGGCCGGAAGGCCACGCCGTCGATACGCGGCGGCTCGATGTCGTGGTGGCGCTGGAATTCCGGCGAGGGTTTCACGGGTTTGCCTCAAAAAATGCGCGGGCGAAGCCTTCGGGCGTGACGGATCGCCTTGCCGATCGGCCGAGGCTATCCGGCATCACGTGCATTTTGCTGCCCTCGGTGTTGGCCACGCGGCGGAAAGTCGGCGGCTTGAAATGGCCCCAAAGGCACGTGCGCTTGGTATAGGGATCGCCATAGTCGCACGGATCAAACCGCATGACGGGCTCGCCAAGCCATCGGCGAAGCCGGCCGATCGGATTTTCCAGCACCCACCATTGCGGCCGGTGCACCACCACGATGCGCAAGCACGCATCCACCACCGCAAGCGCCGCTTCCAAATCGCCGCGTGCGTCTTTGACGGGCCAGTGATCGGCGCCGGCTCGAGCAAAGGCGGTGCACGGTGGAGCGGCGAGCACGCCGCGCACCGGGTGCGGTAGCGCTTCAAATAGCCGCACGTCGCCGCCGTGCTGCAAATCGACTTGGCGCACGTCATAGCCGGCCAAGCGGTAGGGCTCGCACCACACGCCCGTGAAGTCGCAGAGGGAAAGCACCGTCAGCACCTAGGGCTCGCCCTCATCGGCCAGGATCAGCCCTTGGCAGTCGTCGCAAAACTGCGCCGTGAAGCCGTCAAAGCGCGTCAGCCGAAGCGGCATGCTTCCGGTGACGCTGTGGCCGCACAAGCTGCACTGCCGGCTGATCGGCTCATCGGGGGTTTCCCATCGCAGCCGCGCCCACTGCTCGGCATTCATCGCACCGGCCCCAGGCCGAGCGCGCGGCGCATGCGGTTGCACAAGCTGCACGGTGGGCGAGCTGGCCGAGGTGGTGGTGCGGCCGGAAGCCGCAGCCACGGCTTAGGCGGGCTCGGAATGGCGAGCGGCGGTGGCTTATGCGTCACGAGGATCGGCCGGCGCATGGCTTCGCTTCCTTCCGTTGGGCAGGGGATTGATCGCATCGAGCAATTCGGGGCTGAGGTGCTTGGGGGTGGGACGATGCGCGGGGTCCGCAGCGATGCGCGCGTCGAGGAATGCGTGAGCCCCGGCCGCTACACGGCTCATGTGGTCGAGTTCTTCCGGGGTGAATTCCTCCTGCATCTCGGGCTCGGGCGTTTCGAGGAATTTCATCGAGCGCGGCGGCTTTGGCGGTGGCCGGTGAGCAGCCCACCAGCCGGATAAGGCGGCGACAAGTGCGCCGTATGTCGGGAAGCCATCGGGGTGGAGTGACGCCACCACGTCGAGCGAGGCGGCGCAGAAAGCGGCGGCCGGGAAGCGCTCGGCGAGTAGGTGCGTGTAGGTTTCGAGCACCAGCGCGGTTTCTTCGTCGCTGCGGCTAATCGCCGTCAGTGTCCCGAGCGATTGCAGCCACGTCCTCACATGCGTCGCCGTCAATGACTGCATCGCCTGCTTCCTTTCTCGCTTGAATGTCGGCCCAGAGCGCGGCGGCGAAGCCGTTGCGGAATTTGGGCTTGCTACGTGGGTTGGTGCCGGTGGCGCGGGGATTGAGGGCCACCACGCGCAGATTGGTGCCAAGGGCGCGCGGATTGGTGCCTTCCGCTCGCCTTCCTGGTGGGGAAAATTTTTCCCCTTCCCCCCTCCCATTCCCCAGCGCGTCAGCGGTGGGGCTAGGGGGGGAATCTTTCTTTCTTGCTTCTGCTTCTGCTTCTAGACTCTGGTTCGAACCGGATTGGGTGTCCGGTTCAAACCGCGCGCCGGGCAATCCTTTGTTTTTGCGCGATTCCCATGATTTTTTCCCTTTACCACTTTGGTGCTCAAATTGAGTCAAATCTGACTCCATTCTGCTGCAGAATAGGATCCCATTTGGCTTCCGTTTGGCCACCCCGTGGGCTTCCAATTCCGCCACGAGCCGGCGAAATCGTTCCACCCGTAAGGGGGGCGCCATGAGGCTAGCTAGCTCGCCATCGGTGGGGGCGCGGCCGGCGATCATCACTTGGCCGTAGGGCTCATTCTGCGCGGCAATGCACAAAAGCCGCATCCACACCGATTGCGCCGCGTGGCTGCAAAGGGCGAGGGCGTTATCATTTTCCCAATCGGCCCAGAACCATTTGCCCCACCGCAGCTTGCTCGACACCTCAAATTCCCCCCCTTTCGCCGTTATCGGAACAAGTCGAATTGCCCCGGCATCGAGCGGGGTGGGCGCAGTTTCGGCGGAGTTTCCCATATGCGTGGCGTCCACCGGCACGCTTGCAGGGCGGCCAGGATATGCGCGGGCGGGTTTGGCAAATCGCCGAGCACGTCAAAGTCGCGCACATCCCACACGGCGGCCCCGCCCGGAAATCGTGGGCTGTTAAACCGCACCGGGCCGCGCTTGCTGAGGGCATCAAGTGATTGCCAAAGCAGCTTCGGCGCAAGCTGCGAGGTGCGGAGCGGCCAGTGCAGATGAATGAAGGCCAGATCCACCGGCACACCACCGGCATTGATGCGCCGGTAAAATTCCCATTTCGGCCAATCAATGCCGGTGCGCGCAATGCCCGTGATCTGGAAAATGTAGGCGCCTCTTTTTACTTTGACTTCCACAAGCCTTGATTTGCGGCCCCGGATGAGATCGAAAAGCTGCAAGTCCGGCATCGGTAAGCGGGCGCCGTCTGGCCCCTCCACCATTGTGGCGCCCTCACCGATAGCGGCGGTGTGCAGCACATACCACCCGTGGCGCCGTGCACGCTCCGCCACGTCACGCTCATACCAATCGCTCAAGATTACCTCGGGCGAATTGGGATCGTGGGCCATCAAACCGGCCGCACGCACACTCCCAACGGCTTGAATACCCGCACGAAATTTTTGGAATTCGGCCCGAAGTAGAAGAACGCTTGCCCCTGCGTGGGGCCGTTCTTCCGTGTGTCATCGGGTGTATAAAAATCAATGCGCCCGGCTGTGAAGCAAAGCACGTTGGCCAGATTGGCCGCGTGCTGAAACCAAACGGTCTCCGTGGTATTATTGGTGAGCATGATTGCTTCGGCGGTGCGGCCGGCTGCGAGTTCTTCAAGCAGCTTGGCAACAAAAAGCGGCATAAGGTCGCGGCGGTAGGGCGGATTGAGCCACACGCGCCCGTGCCATTCCAGCCCCAAGCCATTATGCTCCGCTGTGTAGTATTGGGCCGCCTGAACGACTTGCTGCGCTTGCTCGCAAGTGGCGGGATCCAAGTCGATTCCGCCCATCACGGTGCGGGCGTGCTCAATCCACTCCGCCGGGGTGTAGCATTCGATCTCGCCCGTGCCCAATGTGCCGCGTAGCACGCCCATGTTTTCCTGCTCGCAAAGACGCACACATCGCTGGCCAGCGTCATCGCGCGCCTTGTCCATCTTGGCTTGATCGATGATCCACCGCCGAGTCTTCTCATCGCGCAAGCAAAGCCGCTTGCGCCAGCGGTGCACGACCACCGGCCCGGGATCGGCTGGCGGTAAAAGAGATTGCTGATCGGAAATCTCTTTATTCCCGCGCCCCGGCCCAAATCCATGCACGGCCACGTCTTGCCGCCACACCACATAGGCCGCCTGGTTCTTTAATTTCGTGGTTATCGCTTTGTAGAGTTCTTCGGGATTCTTGGCCCTCTCCCACAAGGTTTCCGCAGCTTCCGCAACGGCGATCGTTTTAAGTGCCTGCTCCGCATCGGCGACGGTGGCCACCACCGGCACGTTGGACTCCGCGAAAGGCACGACATTTGAATCGCTCATCACTGCACCTGCACACAATTGCGACGGGGAATTTTCCAAGCATCGAGTGCCGCAAGCACTTGCTCGGCCGAGCGCGCGACTTCCCACCGGCCGCCGCACACTTGGATCGCGGCGCCCACGCTGCGCTGCTCCACCGACACCACGCCGCCCTCGGGCGCCTTTAGCTCGATGAAATGCGCGCGGCCCTGGTGCTGCACGTAGATGTCGGGAATGCCGGCGATCACGCCGCGCTTGGTGCGGAGCCCCGGTGTCTTGCCGCCGTAATTGGCAATATCGACACTCCACCAGACGGTGCCGCCGCGCGAAGCCTTGCCGGACGGCGCAAGCTCGATGGCGA